GGACTGCGGACCCATTAGTCCGTCGGTTTGCACGATGAAGCCGATCTTGTATGTGCCCATGTTGACTTCATCAACACTAGCCTCGGCGGTCTCGCGGTCGTAGGCGCATGATGTGACGCTTGACATCAGCGCACCCCCGCCACTTTCACGTAGGCTTCGTTCTGGGTGTAACCCTGCTTCATCAGCGTAGTCATCTCTTTGAGCTGGTCGGCGACTATTTTGGTATTCTTGGCGGTTTCTTTTTCCTCCAATTTCTTGTCGGCGAGCGCCGCTTTCGCGTCAGCCTTTGTTGGTGCAGTTCCAGACACTTGAGACACCGGCGGTGGTGTAAGAGGACCGGTTCCAGTGCCGTTTACGATGTCCTGGATGTGTCCAAAAATTTCCTTCCGCTTGGCTGCGAATGTTTCGGCGTACGAGTCGAGTTGCTGCCGCGAAATCTCCAACGACTTTGGCAACAGAATGTTGATGGCATCCACCATTCCCTGCACGGAATTGATGACCAGCTCCGCCCCAGTAACAATCGAGCCTTGCGCTAACAGGAATGCCACGCGAACCGTTTGAATTGCACCTACGGCCAAGTCCATCGCGAGCGGGATTTCATCGGCGTATGTGGCCACCACCTGTTGCTTCATTACCGCGAGTGTTTGCGAAAAACTCTGAATCGAGTTCTGCGCTTCACCCATTGCATCAACCTGGTCTTTAGAGAGAATGCCGCCCATTCGCGCAAGCTCGTCAGACATTTTCACGATTTCTTCGGTGCCCGACTGAATAACGCTGATGAGTTCCTTCGAACCCTTCCCGAAAATGTCCTGCGCAATAGATGCCTGAGTATTGGAATCCTTGACATCGTGCAATGCGCCAACGATTGCCAAAAACTGTTGCTCAATTGGCAGGTTTAGCAACTTCGCATAATTGAGTCCGAGCGCATTAAACGCACCGACTGCCGTATCTGATCCGCGGGCGGCATCGCCTAGCACCTGCCGCATCTTTGTTAGACCGACGTGTAGCGCTTGCTCAGAACCACCCAGTTGCTTTGTTGCGTAGTCGAGCGCCTGCAATGCCTCGACATTGATGGTGAGATTGGCAGCCAAATCGCCCAACTCGTCCACGGCTGCCACCGTCTCTTTGACAAACATGGCAATACCAGCCACGCCTATGCCGCCGATAATATTCGACGCACTGGTAATGTCGCCGACAAATCCTCCCAGAATTGACTTGGCGGACTGAATGCCTTTGTTGAACTTGTCGGTAACCGCCACGATGTTGACGGCCATGCTGCCAATTGTCGCCATCACACACCTGCCATCTGCTTCGCGGTGGCCAACGCATCGCTCAGGTTTCCATGATTAGCCTGCCCGTCATCTGGCTCATTCCAAATTGAAAAGGCGACCATCCATTCATCAAACTGCTGCGGCGTCATGCCTGCCAACATGCCATCTACATCCACGGTCTTCGCGACAGTCCGCGCCAGTAACATTGCAAACTGGCGGCGTCTGTCTATTCGCAGTTTTTTTCCAGCTCCTCCATGTCTGCTTTGGAAATCCCACAGTGCTCTTGAATGGCATCAACCAGTGCGTTTGTTACGCGGGAATCCTGGTTCCGCAGCACGTCGATGTCTTTGTTGGTCAGAATCTGATTGCCTTCGGCGTCCACCACACACAGCACGATCAGCCGGCACTTGAGGTTGATTAACTTGCTGTTGTCAACATTGCCATGCTTGTCGCGGGCCGTGGATTCGTAGGTGCTACGCTCCAGTTCTGTCAGCGAGCGAATGCGGAATCGCCCCCAATCTGGAACGTCAACTTCCTTGAACCGTCGCTTCAGCGGCTGCAAAATGCCGTCGCGGTTAATCAGTTCACTCATCATCGCCCTCTACTTCGGTGTCGCTGGCAATCTCTTCCAGAATCTCATACGGCAGCGGCTCGCCGATCTTGCTCGGCCGCACGCCGCCACGCTCGGCTGCAATCGCCGCCGCCACGGCTTCCTTATCCGCCTCGGTGAGCACCGCCCCCGGCATCAGGCCCACGGCGGAGCCTGGCACACGATTGATCGTGGCAATTTGCCGGCCGTTCAAAAACAATTGGTCCATGTTCCAGCCGATGCGTTGCAGCTTGCCCGTGCTGGGGTCTCGCCGTTCTCCGATCAGCCGTTTCAATTCAACTTTTGCCATGTGTCACCTATCAGGTTGCGGCGGTGAATGTCATCGCGCCGGTAAGTTTCCATTTCGCCGAGCCCTTCATAATCTCGCCCACCACAGCGCTGCCCGGCTTGTAGTCAATGCAGAATCCAGAGCACGCAATGGTAGCCGCCCCAGACTGCCCCGAACCCAGCGGGTATGTCACCGTAACGGTTTCGGCCGCCGCGTACGGCGGAGCAATCGCGTCGATGTGCAGAAATTCGACCGTCACCGCACCATAATCCGGCAAGTCCTCGGGTATGAACGAACGGCCGCCAGTGGTGGCGAGGTGCGTTGTTTCCAACGCCGCCCGCGCAATGTCATCAAACTCGATCGACACAATAAGCGCTGCGGTCTCCCACGATGACGTGCCGAGCGTCAGCGTTGCTCCATGTCCTTCGTCAACTGCGGTTGGCATTGCTCACCCCTTACGAAAAATCCGGCACATCGGCCGTGTGGATAATCTCAAAGTCCATGCTGACCCGCCGACGATGAATGTCGCTGCCATCGATCGGCGGAGCCGCCACCGCGTTGTTGCGAATCAAGCGGCTCGTCCCATACACGCCTTCGCCGAACCGACCGCGATAACCACTCAGGCGGTTGCGGACCAACTCGCTGTACTCCACGGCTTTCGCCTTGCCGCCCGTGCCGTCCGTCCACACGTCGATCTGGATGGTTGACGTATGCACGCCCGCCTCGCCCGACAACACATACTCCGGTTCATTCGTGAGGTCGTTGATTACGAGACACGGATAGGCCGACTGGCTTCGCCCCATGTCGTCGCGAATGACCTGCGGAATCGTCTCGGGGAAAATGCGATTGCTGAACGCATCCACGATGTTCGTGCTGCCCTTCAAGTGGTCCGCAATGTCTTTCGTGAGATACGTCATTTGGCTTTGCGGCCGGTGTAGCCCTGCGATTTAGGCAGTGCGGTGGTTACTTTCTGTTCGGCAATAAACTGTTTCATGTCGCCTTCGAAGTACGCGCGGAATACAGCAGCGTTGTCATACAACGCCCGCCGCATCGGCCGCTTGGGTTCGTGGGTGTCGTCGCCGAACTCAATAACCGATACATAGTAAAACGGCTCCTCGCTGCCCTTCGCTGGATGCGGCTGTTTGCCGGCGTGCTTCTTCGCATAGTTCGCAAACAGCCGCTCGCGCGGCGGCATGACTGCGATGCCCACCCGACCACGCCTCCGCTTCAGCGATTGCACTTTCAGCGTGCGATACAATGCTCCGGTGTCGTACGCTTCCTCCCTGACGATCCGTTGGATTTCCTTGGTCAGTCGCTTGCCACCCTTTCGCAGCGCGCCCCTGACAAACTTGCGTTGCACCTTGGGCTCAAGCGTCCCCAGCTTGGCGTCTAGCTCCTTAAAGCCGGTCACAAACACCAGCTTGCCGGTTTGTGCTGCCATTACGTTCGCTCAATCACCGTCAACTGAATCTCTCGATTCCTCTCGCCGACATTCACCCGGGATTGAATTTGAAAGATTCGATAATTCGCGTCCGCGTTCGGGTTGGCTTCATCCTGCGGCACTGGCTTCGCAATCTTCATCCGGTGGTCAGTCGTGATGCGGTCCGTAATCGGCGTCCACATCATCGACCACTGATACTTGGTCTCCGAAATCCGCTGCACGCCTTCTGTTTGCTCGAATGTTTGGGCGACGATTGGAACCGGCGCCAATTCGCCCCAGGCTTTCGTCACTTCCTCCCACGCGTCGGTTTCACCGATGAAGTAATCCAGCACCGGCGATTGACGCTCGAAGATTGCCAGCTTGTTCGCTTCACGCATAACCTGACCAATCAACGAGTCCGAGCAATCTGTCTGTGCATTTGCGTGCGGCCTCAATCTCGCTCTCTGATCCCGACCCCCACAGCTCCGTCAGCTTCGCCTTGAAGGCTTGCAAGGCCACGGGCGGCAACGCCGTCGCATCCGCATAGCCGGTGGTGAATGCGACGTTGACCGCATCGGGCCGACTGTACAGTGACGGAATGGTGGCAGCCGTCGCCCACACAATCCGCCCGCCGCCATCGGTGGAGGTTTCCACGCTGTAGTTGCTGCTGGCGAGCGTCTGCAAACTGTTGCTGCTGTCGTAGTACGTCACCGCCGAAACAGTGAGAAGTGGGGGCCACGGCAGGCGCAGCTCGTGGCACCACCACTCACATTGCTTCAACGTCCGTGCAACACTGGTGCGCAGAGTCCGTTGCGTGAATCGCTCGCAGTAATCACGGGCCGCCCGAATGAGCAGCGTTACTTCGTCATCGAGCGAGCCGTCGTACACCCGGAGGTGCCGCTTGGCGTCGTCAACGCTCAGTAGTTCGCCGTCAGGCTGCGACGTGATTGTCAGGGCTGGCATAGGTCAGCCCTCGATTACTTCGTGCCGGTTGCAGCCACGCCAACATATTCCCCGAGAACCGCGCCGACGCCTTCGCCAATGGTGGTGTTGCCAGAGGCCAGACTAACCGGCTTGTTCTTCGCGTCGTACAG